TTGGTATGCGCTTGCACCCCATCTTGGATCATCGGTAGATGGATACGCTTTTTTTACGTCGTCGTCGATGCGTTGCAACATCGGCTCCATGGGCCATGCCTTTGCCTTCGATGACACGGGAAGCGTGTATTCCATCGCGTAGAAGCACGCCCGTTTTGCGGTCAGCGCCATGTCCTGCCCAAGGGTCTTCGCGACGTTATCGTTAAACGCCTTCACCCTTTTCTGCAATCTGGTGTCGTTAAACGTGATCATCGCTTCGCAAACTGGGATGCGTGAACCAAGAAAAGAGTGGTGAAAGCCTCACCGATATCCGCATTCATCACGCGGAAACGCTCGCCCTTCGCCGTGCCGACCTTGCCGATAAGCTGTTGCCGGGTGATACCGGTTCCAAGTGTTCCGCAGATCGAGGCATCAACGTCGAGCATTGGCCCGCCATCTTCCGCCTGAGTCATCGACGAAACGCCGGACCAAATGCCCTTGAACGACACTCCGTTGTCCAGAACCAGCGTGTCCTCGCCCATCACCGGATCAGCGATGACAGCGCAACCGCGCATGAAGGTATCCAGATCGGACATGCCTTGCTAATATCGCAAACGCAAAATTATTGCAAACGCAAATTACTTGCAAAGCTAAGGGGCTGAGGATTTCTCCCCAGCCCCCCCTACCATGAACACACCAAGAAAAACTTAGCCCATCAGGGTGGCGATGAACTCAGGCTTCCAAGCCTTGACGCCGTAGAAGGACATCAGCTTGATCTGGCTCATCCCGTAGCCCTTGTAGAGGCGTGCGGAGAACGACAAGCCGGTGCGCTCGTCGAACAGCGTGGCGATCTCCTCGCCAGCATCGCCACCGGGTGGCTGGGCAGGCGGGCGCATCGCAAGCTCGATGGCGTTCTTGTGGAACGCGAGGTTTGCGGCGTAGCTGTTGCCAATGGTGACGGCCTTGTTGTCAACGATCAGCCCGCGCAAGCCTGGCTGGTTGATGACCACGCTGCCCGAGGTGGCGGTGAGGCCGGTCTTGACGACGTAGGCTCCTGCGCTCGGATCGTCAGCCACGGTGATGATGTCACCAGCCTTGAAGCCAGTGGTGTTGACCGTGCCGCCATCAACCGTCAGGGTGGTCGAGCCGACCGCCACGTTTCCAGCGTTGATCAGGTAGCTGGCACCAGCGCCCTTCGTGTGGGACTGGACTCCCGCGCTGGAGCGGATCGACATGTTGAACAGGTTGAGCAACTCGCCCCGGCGAAGGGTGGCATCGGTGCCAGCATCGCCGACGTTGGTCAGACTCGACCGCTTGCGCAGGTTGGCGGCAGCGGCGGTGTTCAGCACGCAGGACAGCATGCCGTCAGACATCGGGGTGCCGTTGTCTTCAAGGATGCGGTAGAGGTCGGAAAGGACTTCAAAGTTGGATCCGAATGGAGTCGTTCCAGCAGTTCCAACAGCGCGGCTGGAGTTCTGGTAGGCGACGGTTGCAATCGAGGCTTCGACCTGATTGATCATCTTGCGGATCGCCTGAGCGTAGAGAGCCTGCAAGGCGGCTTCAGCGCCAACCGTGTTGGCAAGTTGCGCCCATTGCTCGCCCTTCAGGGGGATGCTTGCGCCAGCGTAGAGCGAAAGCGACAGGGTTTCGGCGCTGGTCGTGATGTCAGCCGCGTCAGGCGGGGTCATCGCCGGGGTGTAGCTGGTTTCCAGCGTCGGCTCGGTGGTCCGCATCGAGATGACGGTTCCACCAGAGGACACGCCCTCAGATCCGCCGTTGACGATAACGCCTTGGGCGAAGCCGGTTGGTTCCCTTGCGACGATGTCGCGGGCTTGATAGAGGACTTCGGTCAGTCCGGTGAGTGAGATGTCGTTGGCCATAATGGTCTAGGTTTGAGAGTTGGTTATTCGGTGATTTTCCCGCCTTCGCGGATGAATGCGTTTCGCTTCGGGTGAGAAAGATTGTTGAAGGAAGAGCGGGAGATTTTGGCCACCTTGGTTTCCTCTTGTTCTGCGTTTTGGGTATCGAGTGGAGGATGCCCGGAAGCGACGATGCGGTTGGTGACAAGCTTGTTGACCGCTTCCTTGATCGGGCAGTCTTCGCTTCCCTCGTCTTCAATGGCGGACTCGATAGCCTTGATTACAGACTCAGGTGCCTTCGCGGCTTCAAGCTCCTGCTTGGTTGCGTTGTGGGCATCTGCCTCGGCCTTGCAGAGAGACTCTGAGCTTTCCGCTTTAGCCTTGAACTCTTCGACCTCGTCGATTGCCGAAGCAAGCAGGTGATCTGCTTCGGTAAGCTTCGCGGTGAGGCTTTGGATTTCGGAGTCTTTGGCGATAAGCTCGCCGTTGGCAAAGTCGAGCTTCGCCTGAAGCTCTCCGTTTGGAAGTAGTCGGTCGAGAATGCTCATTTCGTTAGTGCTTTGCTTTTGCAATTTATTTGCGTTTTTGTCAATCGGGGATTTTCCAACGATGGAATCGGCAAACTTGCGCTCAACCGCTTCCGCTGCGCCCATCCAAGTCTCCTTTTTCATCAGTTCGCGCATCTCGTCTTTGCCCGCGCCGGTAACGCCCGCGTAGATCCCGGCGATCTCGTCGCTCATTTCGTCGAGGATCTTAGCGGCTCGCGCATGGTCGCCGGAGTCTCCAGCGACAACCTGCTGCGCTTCGTGAATCATGATCCGCGAGCCTTGCGTGATCCGGCGCTCGTCTGCCGCCATGAAGATCACCGATGCCATGCTGGCGACGATGCCGTTGCCGGTTGCGATGACCTTGACGCCACGCTCCCGCATTCCCATGAGGGAATGGTAAACGCGATACCCGTCGAGAACGCTCCCGCCTGGGCTGTTGATTTCGATTTCCAGCGTCTCAAGCGCGTCGTCAGCCTTTGCCGTGAACTCGCCAATGCGCAGGTTTTCGGCTACTGCTTTCGCTCCGTAGAGCTTTTCAATTTCACCGATCAGGTCGTCAGAACTCCACGGCGTCACCGCATCGTTCAGCTTCACCTTTCCGGTCCTGTTTTCAATCTGGATCAGATTCATAGTCGTTGCATTTGTTGAGTTTTCAGATTCGTTTCGGCGCACCCAAGCGGCTGCCCATGTTTGGCCTGGATCGCCACCCCACAGCGCCCACGCGATGCGCCCAGCGGATGGGTAGCCATCCTCACCGGGGGAGAAGCCCTGCCCCTTCTTGTCCACCTCGTGGCGCGAGAAATAGCTGTGCATTCTGCGGATTGTGTCGTCCGAAAGATTGGCGCGACGAGAAATATCCCTGGCGCGTGCCACGCCGATTCCCGTGCCGCCACGACCGTATTCACGCCGCCACTCAAGGCCGCGTTTAGCCTCGGCAATCATGCCTTCGTTGGGGTAGTTCTCGTCAGGCATCTTCCTCTTGGGTTTCTTCGGCTTCGGTTGATTCCTGATCTTCCGGCGGGCGCGATTGCATCGACGGATTCATGTCATTGGCGGTAAACATGCCCTTGTAGCGAGGATCGAGCGTCACCCCGCCCTTCTGCTGGGCCGCCTCAAATGCCTGCTCCTTCTTGACGGCATTGTCGAACTTGCGCGGCCAGTAGTCCTCCTCGTCCTTGCCAAGGTCGGATAGAATGTCCTCGTCGGAAATTACCCCGGCCCGCCAGAGTTCCAGCATGGCCTTTGAGATCCTGCCGTCGTCGATGGTGATGACGGGAGGCATATTGAAATCCCATCTCCACCAGTCTTCAGACTCGCCGATCCGCCCAAGCTTCTTGAGCTTCTGGGTGGCGTATCCAATACACCGCTTGGCGAGAACGCGAAGCGATGCCTGCCGGTCTTTAACCGTGCGGCGGGCAAGCTCGATCTCCTTTCTTTCTGCCGTTCCCTGGCCTGTGGCCGACCAAACCATGGCAACCGGCCAAGGGATACCGGAGAGCGTCATGCGGATCATGCGGTCGTTGTAGTCGCTCCACATATTGCCAGGGTTCTCATGCTTGAGAACGTCGATCTTACTTCCGGTTCCGGCTCTGAAATGCTTGACCGCGCCACCCTCCATATACCGGACGGTCGTGCCTCTCTCTTCTGACACGCTGGAGCTTCCCGCGAAGTGATTGCCAGGCATCCCGTCGTCAGGAACTCCGCTTTCGTTGGACTCAATGAGCGCGATGGAAGATCGGATCAGCATGTTAAGCCGCTCCCATTCGTGCGACTGCATCGAGTCCCGAATGTCGTTTAGTCCGTGCGTGATCGAGGGGTAGCCACGCTTGCTCTCGGGGTAATCCGACTCAAAGCAATGGATCATCGATGTGGCCGGGATGTCCTTGAAGCTGGTCTTGTCATCCTCCATGTATCGGTAGGCGATGACTGTTCCTCGCTTGTTGCAAATCACCCCGTCGAGGATCATGCCGCCCGCGTATGGTCCCTCTTGAACCACCTCTTGGGTCACGCTTGACCCATTAAGGTAGCTGGACCGAATCCGGTGGGACGGCACCACTTGCAGTGCTGGGTAGCCGCTGTCATGCTCCGTCAGAAGGATGAAAACCTCGCCGTCGCGGTCGAGGAGGATCGATGAATGGTATAGGATGTCCGTGAATCCCCGGCCACCGCCCCGGATGTCGGCAATCGGGCAGAACTCCTCCCTTACAACGCGTTCCGCCTTTTTCCTCCACCGTTCGGAGGTGGATGCGTTCTTCGGCTTCCACGCGTCGCCCACGGAGAACATGGCGATCTGGCGGATAGCACCTTTGATCGGCCCGAAGTTCTCGATGATCGACCGCGACACGGAAACCAAGGTTTGCCTGTCGTAGGGGGTGATGAGCTTTTCAATGTCGTCCAGCCGGGTCGGTTGCCAAGGCCGCGCATTGGAGTTCGCCTCGCTTCCGTGAGAGAAGCGGCGGTAGGGTGTTGCCGGGTTTCCGTTAGCGTCAACGATCATAGGGTTAGCAGAAGCGTGCGTGGTAGGTTCGACTTGGCCGGATTCCGGTATCCAAACCCCTGAGTGCCAAGTTCATCGCGTTCAACCGGTCGGTCGTGCTGGTGTCGATCCGCGTCGTGTAGTTCACGCCGTTCTTTCCGCCCGTCACGATTGTGCCGCTGGTCGCGCCAGACATGATCGCGTCGGCAAGTGTATCGTAATGCGTCTTGAGCGCGGCAGTAAGCACCGCATCCCCCTTCGCACGGTCATAGAAAACCTGCGCAAGCCTTACAATGTCTGCCATGCGGTGTAGTAAATTACAAACGCAAGCAAGTTGCAAGAGCTGAAATTTACTCCTTGGCCTTGATGTGGCCCCTCATCATCATGAAGCCGGTTGCTGCCATTTCAGTGTCCAGGAGGTGATTGTCCTTCTTTCCGATTCGCTGCCAGATTTGCACCTGCCGGTTGTCCCGGCCTGCGACAATCGAAACCTTTCGCTCGGAGTTCATGTGCTGCTTGAAGTCGGGACAAACGTCGTCCGGGAACTCCCATCGCCCCAACCGCCCAGCCCGAAGGTCCGCGAGAACATCCTTGATCGGGTTCACGCATAGGTTTAGGAATGACATTTTCAACCCTCCACCGGACTGCCCCGACTGAATCCGAGAATAGGGAGCCTTGACGATTCCGCTCGCCGTAGGGATCGGGAAGCTGTCTTGCTGGACTCCGTGGTAAGCTGTCCAGCCAAACTTGGAGCATTGCTGGTAAACGTAGTCACGGCGATACTGGGCATCGACCATCACGCACCTCTCCCGCACTTGGTAACGCTGCCGCATTTCCTCC